CGGTCCTAAGACATCTGCCTACAGAAGTGGTGCGATGGCTAAGTGTCGTAAGGTTGGAGCTGCTAACTGGGGAAATAAAAGTAAAAAAGAAAAAGGTGGACTAGCTGCTAGTGTAATGTCAGATGCATTTGGAAGTGGACGCAAATTAAAGAAGAAGTAATGGCTGTAAGAAAGACTGCTGCAGGCGCTAGACTAAAGCGTTGGTTTAAAGAAAAATGGAGAACACCTAGTGGTAAGAAAGACTACAGTGGTGGTGAAAATACATTTAGACCTACTAGACGTGTTACAAAAGATACGCCTACAACTTGGTCTGAACTTACACCTGCAGAGAAAGCTAGAGCTCAAAGAGAGAAGAATACTAAAGGAAGAGTTAGTAGATATAAAAAGAAAAAGAAAGTTAAACGTGCGAAGGGTGGTGGATTTATACTACCTGGACCAGCAAGAATATAATTATGGCAAAAACAGCAGCATGGCAAAGAAAAGCAGGTAAGAATCCAAGTGGGGGTTTAAATGAAGCAGGGCGTAGATCTTATGAAGCGGCTAACCCTGGAGCTGATTTAAAGTCTCCTAGTAAAAAGAAAGGCAATAAAAGACGAGGCGCCTTCTGTAAGAGAATGTGTGGAATGAAAGCTAAACGTACAGGAGCTAAAGGTCAAAGAGATCCTAATTCAAGAATTAACAAATCGCTACGCGCATGGAACTGTGGTAGCTGTAGTAACTGGAGGTAATATGGCAGTATATAAGAACATATCAAGTAAAATGATTATACGTAAAGTTATGCGTGACTTACGTCCTAACCATGCAGAATGGATAGATGATGCAGTAGAGTGGATAGGTGAGGCTTTAGAGCACATAGGCGCTGCTTCACAGCTGTGTCAAAAACAGTGCGTGCTTACCATAGAAGATCATAAGGCATGTTTACCTGGGGATTTATACTTTATTAATCAAGTTGCTATTAGTGGATCTGCAAGTCCTGCAACAAGTGATGAGTTAGATGTTCTTACAAAAAAGGTACAAGAATTAAAAAATACTATAGCTGAGTATAACGAAAATTTAGAAAATGATATAGCAAACAATGGGGCTAGTATAACTAATGCAGATTTAGATAACTATGATACGCAGTACAAGTCTAATGTTGCAGAGCTTAGAGAATTAATTAGTAGGATAAGAGTTTTAGAGGGGATATATTTTAATACTAAAGGTGGGGGTGCAGGGCTAGAGCCTTTGAGTTATAGCGCTAGCACTTTCCATAAATCTATGCATTGTGAGGATTGTGTTAATGAGTTTTCAGAGCACAAGGATAGTTACATTATAGATTGTGATTATATAAAAACATCTTTTTCTTCTGGTAAAGTTTGTATAAGCTATACAGCTTTTCCTATAGATGAAGATTGTTTTCCAATGGTACCAGATGACATAAGTTACAAAGAAGCTATGTTCTGGTATATATACAAGCAAATGTTATTAGGTGGTTTTGATAAACCTAATAATAAGATAGATTATAATTTTGCAGATCAGAAGTGGAGATACTACTGCACACAGGCTAGAAATGCTGCAAACTATCCAGACATAGAGAAGTATGAGTCTTACATGAATCAATGGGTAAGACTTGTTCCAGACATTAATAGACACGCTTGTTTCTTTGATGAGTTAAATGATAGAGAAAGTTTATATAGAAGTTAATGGCTAAATACGTAAAAGGATTAAATAAAGATGCTGCTCCTATAGATCAGCCCGAAGGTTCATACAGATATGCTAAAAACATATTAATGAATGAAACTGCTGGTGCTATATCTAACGAGCCTGGCACAACAATACAACCAGCGACTATTGGAGCAGATGAAACTGTTATAGGTACTATAGAAATTACAGATGATAGAGTAGTTATCTATACAGTGAATAGTGTTGGTGACTCCAAGATATATATATTTGATTCTCAGGGAGTAGGAACAACAACATTAATACTTGAAACTACTGCTGGTAATGTAGTAAATGGCAATGATTTTGATTTAAAATTTAGCATAAAACATCCTATAGAAGGAACATACAAGATTAATCCTGATGGAGACTTAATTGTATATTGGACGGACGATCACAATCCTCCTAGAAGTTTAAATATTAATAGACAGAGGATTTCACCTACCACTAGAATATATGGTATAAGTCCTTTAATCTCTTTTAATAGAAATTATATAGACAGACTAAACTTATTTCCTCATTCAGGACCTGTTCCTAGAATAGCTTTTGATAGAATAGCAAATGGTGGAGCATTAAAGTCAGGTACATATACTTTATTCTTAGCATATGTAGATGAAAAGTTTACACAGACTAACTATGTATCTTTTTCCCTAGCTGTACCAATTGTAGAAGATGATGAAAGTGTAAGGCCTATAGAAAGATATGATGGCTGCGAACCTGATACTCAAACAGGTAAGTCTGTAGTGTGGGAGGTATCTAACTTAAACACGGACTACGAGTTTCTTAGACCTGTAGTAGTACATAGAACATTAGACAAAGATAAATCCCCTGCAGAGTTTGCTTTTAAGCTTAATGATTTAGATATAAATAGTACTACAGCAACTGTAGTATTTTCAGGATTAGAAGGTTACGAGTCTACATCAGTAGAGGACACAATCATAGATACAGTAAGTTATGATACTGCTAAAACAATCACACAATTAGATAGTGTATTATACCTAGGTAACCTTACTGGCACTAAAGATATAGGGTATCAGCAATATGCTAACTTTATTAAACTTGATACAGTGGTTTCTGCACCACTAGCTCCTTTTGATGCCTATGAGTTATCAGCTGATAATTTAGATTTTGGATACTTAGACACAGAACCTGATCCATCAATAGTAAAGAACATGGGATTCAGAGATGTAGATAGACTTTCATCTACTAGAAATGCTCCTGGATCTAATCCCTCACAGGTGTTTAACAGAAAAGGATACACAAGGGATGAGGTATACGCATTTTATATTGCATTTATATTAAATGATGGCACCATGTCATATGCCTATCATATACCAGGTAGAGCAAAGATTACAAATCAAACAGGGGCTTTTGTTAGAAAGGTAGATCAAGATCCAAACACGAACGTATCATTTTTACAGGGATTAACTGTAGATGAAGATGATTTCTTAAATGATCCAGATCTTCAACAACTGACACAAAATCAAGGTAAACTGTTTCACTTCTATGACTTCTCTTCATTAGGCGTAGGGCCTAATCAAAATTCTCTTGGTAATCCTAGGCATACTAATTTTTGGGAAAATAAAAATGAGTTCTATCCAGACACATTAGATTACATTTCAATTGATGCTAACACTGGTAATATAGTGGAAAGTCTTAGAAATACGAACGTTAGGCATCATCATATGCCATGTAACACTAATGGTGCTAGAGAAATAATATCTGGTAATACAAGCGTCTTTAATCCAAGTCAAGATCAACAGACTACTATATACTATTTTGCTTTTGGTGATCCAGATGATAATAATAATGACTTTATAGATGACATAGGTGGTTTTGGAGGAACTGCAAATGCTATAGTTATTTCAGATCCAACTCCTAATTTTTGTAATAACTTTGGAACTGGTAATACACCTTTTCCTGCTGGTTTTGATAATGGATCAGCTGATCTTGTTAATGCATTTGGGTCTACAAGTAATTGGGTTTATCAGGTACCAACAGCTGCTCAAATAGGGCAATCTGGATGGTTTTTATGGGGAAAAGGTTCAAGTTCTGGAGGAGTTAATGCTATAATAACAGATATTAATCCAACTCCTAACCACTTTGTACAGTTAGATCAGGGAGGTGGACCTAATAGTGGGAACACTGCAGGCGGTCAGAGTTGGGTTACTGGACAAGCTAATATGCCTGGTAGTGGTAACTTAGGAACATTACCTCATCAAGTAAGGTATGGTATATTTGTCTGGTCAATAACAACTCCTGCTGTCACACAAAATGGTTTTATATCGCATGAAGTGCAAGCACTAGGCATTCGATTGGAAGATGTAAAGATACCTAAGACAATAGCAGATAAAGTACAAGGATTTAGAATATATTACGCAGAAAGAAAGCATGAGAATAGGAGAATATTAGGTCAAGATATTTTAAAAAATACTAGTGATGTAAACGATTGGAATATTGCTGGATGTAGTACTAGTACTGGAAATGCTTCACTGGAGGATTTTATATTATCTCCTGGGTCTTTATATAAAGGAGTCGTTAACACAGCGACATTCCATGACTTTTATTTATTAAATAGAAGAAATAGTTTAGTACCTGCTACACACACCTCACTTGAATACAGGGTAGATTTATTATCATTTACAGGCCCTAATGATATTTATTCAGATGTAGAAGACAATCCTGATTTTGATGAGACTTGTATAATAAATACATCTTTTTCAGCACTACATATGGGTTTTAATTATTTCAATTTTCCAAACAATAATCAAAACTTTCAACATTTCCCATTAAGAGAAAAATGTAAAACATACCTAAATGGCGACTCTATATATGATGGTAGAGGTATAGGATTTGGTAAACGTGTATATAATGTTGGGGGAGAAAGCTCTATACTATTAGCTTATAAGCCGAATAGAACTCCTGATTACGATAGTGGAAATGGGGTAGGATGGCTTGCTGCAGGACAAGGGGCTGTTTGGCATGAAGGTCAACCTTTGGGAGCTGGTTTTGCTTATTATAATCATACAAGACCAAGGGTAGAGCTGCACAATCTAAATGCATTTAAAACAGATATGTATCTTTCTTATGATACTCAAGAGTTAGTGTGGACAGGATTTGAAGTAGTAGGAGACGAGTTAAAAAACTATACGGTTGAAGAAGATCTTACTTCTAGTATAAATAGCAATGGTGTCACAGCAACTCATAGAACTGGATCTATATTTGGAGGAGATACTTTTATATGTAGACACGGATATAGAACAACACATAGACCTGAAATAACTAATATAGAACCTAAAGATCATAAATCTTTATATTATGTAATATGTGAATCAACAGATAATATAAATTTTAGACATGAAACAGATAGAGATAGTTCATATTTTCCAGGATCTCCTGCTAGAAAAATGCTATCATTAAAAGCAGAACTAGATTTTACTAAGAAAGATAACATGAAATATGATGAGTCATTCTCTTTAGGTGTTGCAGATATAAAACCTGCTATACCATACCCACTACGAGAGACTGATCCTACTATATTTGAAACAAGAGTACAAAGATCTGCAAAGGCAGATAATACTAGTCTTATAGATAATTACCGTGTATTCTTAGCGCTTCAGTTTAAAGACTTACCACGTAATAGAGGAAGCTTACATAAACTAGTTACCTTAAATAACTTATTATATCTACACACTGAAGATAGTTTATTTAGAACTAAGGGTAAACAGTCTTTAAAAATGTCTGATGGTACAGAGTCATTTGTAGGTAGTGGTGACATATTTGCACAAGAGCCTGATGAGTTAATACAAACTAAGTTTGGCTATGGAGGTACACAATCTCAGTGGGTGTCTATAGTTACTAAGCACGGTTACTTCTGTATGGATTATAGAAACCGTAGAGTATTCTTGATGAAAGATCAGTTGTATGATATAGGTAAGAGTGGGCTAGAAAGTTGGTTTCAAGATAACATTCCTTATGCTTTAGAAAACTACGGCTTACCTACAGATTTTGACAATCCTATTCTTGGTATAGGGTTTACTGCTATGTACGATGAAAGGTATGATAGAATAATATTAACTAAAAGAGATCTAAAACCTACTAAAACTTTTATAAGTAATTTTAGTGCAGAAGGCAGTATTATAACTAATCCTATAGGAACTGTTATGTGGAGTGATACAACTAATAGTTTTATAACTACTGCTGGAGGCACTTTAAGTGAAGTACAGTTTACTGATCCAACATATTTTACTAAGACAGGGTGGACAGCGTCATATAATGTAGAGTCAAACGTTTGGGTATCGTTTCATGATTATATTCCATACAAGTATACTAGAATAAAAGATACGCTAGTATCATTTAACGAAGGTAGCAGTGAGATATGGTTACATAAAAGCGAAGAAAACCGTGGAAGATTTTATGATGTAGATTATTCTACAGAGTTTGAGTTTATATACAATGCTGGTAAAGATAGTGACAAGGTATTTTATAGCTTTGAATATACAGTTGATGTAACTGACGAACATGCACCAACAATAGATGGAGGCAAACTACGACATGACCACGGCTTTAATAGTTTTTATGTGTACACTACTCATCAAATATCAGATGAACAACCAATAGAGTATATGATAAATACACGAAGAGTTGGTAATGAGTGGAAGATAAATAAGTTTAGAGATCTAGCAGATCTACAAACAAACCAACAACTAACATATGTAGGACCAGCAGGAGTAGGCACTTTTACTGGTAGTAACTTTGGCGTACCAAGCGCAAATGTTGCAGGTACAATAACAACAGGTGTTGTAACACATTTAGCTAATGTTTCAATGTTTATAGTGGATGGTATGAACGAAACTATAAACGCAGGCTTTATAGATGTCAATAAATCATGGCATAAGCAAAGAAAGTTTAGAGATAAGTGGTTAGGAATTCGCCTAAAATACGACAATGTTACAAAAAAATTAATAAATTTGTATTCCACCAACGTGGCTGCAAAAAAATTCTATAGATAATTATGGCAAAATCAAGAGCTCAACAAGCAGCAATAGCAATATCAATGAAAAAAGCTGGCAAGAAACCTAAGAAAATGTTAAAAGGTGGAAAGTCAAAAACTCTTAGTAAAGTATCTAAGCAGTTAGCTAAAGCATCTAAGTTACATGCAGCACAATCTAAAAAGATAGGTAAGCTAGCAGACACTATGCAAGAAGGTGGTTACCCTAAGAGTAGCAAGAAAGAATTTATGAGAAGTATGGGGTATTACCAGGCAGGAGGATTAAATCAAACTCCTATGTATGGATCTAATACTATCCCAGGCACTCCTGAAACATCTGCTATTACATATCAAGAAGCAGATCCAGCTAAACTAAAAGCTCTAGAAGAACAACTAAAAGAGGCACAAGAGTCTACAAAGTTTCAAGATGAGGCTGCAGAAAATATTGCTAAGCAGGCTTCTACTATTGGTGCTATAGAACAAGGTTTATCTCAAGGTACAAAAGCATTAGATAAACTTGGAGCGTTTGATAAGTTAAAAGAAAGAGGTTTAGAGGAGGCAGCTAAGCGCGCCTCAACAGAGGCTATTACTCAAGGTGGACTTAGGCTAGGCGCTGAGGCTGGTGAACTAAGTAGAAAGCTTGCTCCAAAGTTATTTGAAAAAAGTAAAAGTGTATTGCCATCAGGCGCTCTTGATCCTAATATGTTTAAAACTGAAGCTCTTAAATTTACTAACCCCCAATCAATAAGCCTATCACAGCAAGGTGGATCTCAGTTATCTAATGTTGGTGCAAATATTGGTGCAAGTGCAGGTAAAGGAATAATAGGTAATATAGGTCCTGGCGGAGTTGGTGCTATCGCATCAATTGCAGGTGAGGGTCTTAAGATGGCATCAGATGATCAAGATGCTACTACGATGAATGTAGGAGAAACTTTTGGTAGCGGGTTGTCAGGTATTGGTACAGGTATTGGTGCGGCTATGACAACTGCATCATTAATGGGATCATCTCTAGGACCTTTAGGAACTGCAGCTGGTGCAATTGGTGGAGCTATATACGGACTAGGTAAAGGCCTTATACAAAGAGGAAAGGCTAGAAAAGAAGAAGCAGCAGCTGAAAGAAAGCAAAGAGAGGAAGTATCAAGGGTTGCAGCTAAACAAAGACTAGAAGCGCTTAAGTCTAAAGAATACTCAGGCTTTGACTTTGGTGCTGATGTTAATAGATATGGCGGTTACTATCAATTGGGTGGGGCAACTCCTATGGTATTTCAAAATATGCCTAAACCTAACATACCAAGGCCTCCTAGTCCAGGTACAATTAAGCCAGCTCCTAGTACAACTGATAATGTAATATCAGCTGCTAGCGATTTTGTAGAAAAGATGGGTATAAAAAAATATGCAAAAAAAGGTATAACTAAAGGTGCCAATTTATTAAAATTTGGATCTACAGCCTTAAAACCTCTTCTAGGAACAGTAGCTTTACTTGATCCTACAAAAGATGCTAGTGCCATGCCAGCTTTATATGGAACAGGCGCAGCAGGAGATCCTACAGCATCTAAAATGGATTTTAATAAATTCTATCAAATGGGCGGAGTACAAATGCCAGCATCTTTACAAGCTAGTATTAAACAATCTATATCTAAACCTATGAGTGAGGAAGATAGAATAAAATACGGTTCTTTACAAATGCAAAGAGATGCTTCTAATTACCTAAAGAAAGAAGGAACTTTAGCTGGATTTAAAGGGCCTGAAGAAAAAAGCATGGCAGCTAAAACTGGTAAGTTTATAGCTAAAGAAGCTGTCCTAGATAAAGCATTTCATAGTTTAGGCAGATTTGCAGGAGTGCCAGGTTTAATGTTAACCCCTATGGAGGCAGGTGCGTCAACAGTTCGTGATGCGTACGGCGTGCCGATAAAAAGACAGAGCGGTGGTGTAAAACTACCTGGTGGTGTAGCTAAACCTATCCCAGGATCTGACGCTGTAGAGTTCAAAGGCAGAAGCCACGCACAAGGTGGTATCATGGTAGACCCTATGACAGAAGTAGAAGGTAACGAAACAATGGATCAAGTAACTATGAAGAAAGGTGGTAAAAGAGATTACTTCTTCTCACAACACTTAAAGATGGGAGGTAAGTCATTTGCACAGAGACATAAAGATATACTAAAGAATGGTGGAAGTCAAAGAGATATTGATGCTCTAGCCAAGCTACAAGAAAAGAAAGCTGGTAGAGA